AAAGATCTCAAAGCCATGAGCTTGTACATGACGACATACTCAGGTAAACAAATAAGTTTGCTAAACCCTTCTATTGAGGATATCGATCTGAGTGACATTGTTCACTCCCTATGTGCTCAAAAACGCTTTCTTGGCCACCCAGAAAGATGTATCACTGTGGCACACCACAGTGTGTTAGTTGCGAAACGAATAGATCCAAACAAACCCCGTCTCAGAATGGCTGCTTTGATGCACGACTCGCACGAAGCTTACACTGGTGATATCACGTCACCAATGAAAGAAGCCATTTGTGCGTTTTGCGACTGTGACCCCATTAAGAAAATCCAAGATAAGCTTGACTCTTTGATTTTTAAAAAATTCTTCGTTGGTATTCTAAACGACGAAGAAAAGAGTCAGATCAAGAAGGCGGATGATTACATTCTTGCAAAAGAAGCCCACTTGGGTTATCGTCCTAAAGATGTGCCCGATTGGGCACATGCTATCCTAAACTTTAAAGATATTGAGACTACCATAAACTTTAACCTGACCCCCACACACGTTAGAGAAATGTTTATTTCCGAGTTTCAAAGATTAACGAAAGCAATGATTTTACAATGACAGTACGAGTCGCCAATATCAACATCACTATACCTTTGATCGCAGTTCCGTCGATTATCGATCAGCTTTTCAAAGACGTTGAAACCAAAGGTTATGCTTGCGATCTAAGACAAGCATACGACAATGTTATGAAAGGTAAGTATGAGGTGATTAAGTTGGTGCATGGTGTTCAGGTTGGTTACCACTACGAACCAACGGACCTTGCAACAGCGGTTAAAGACTTTAACGAGATTGATAATTTCAACACAGACTCTTTTATTATTTACCAAGTGGTTAAAACAAATGAAGCCGATCTTTGAAAATTTCATAGGTGAGTTCGTTGTATTGGTTCAATCTCCGTTAAAATCAGCTCACACAATTCAGCACAGTTCTGAGGTTCTTGATTTATTGTTGCATCCAGATGGTTGTAACATTCAGGTAACAAGAGAAGAGTTACTTGTTACATTGAACAACAACGACAACTGGGAAAAAGATAAAGATGAGAATCCTTTTTCTTGGTCCTTTAAACACGGGTTCGCTTCAGTGTGGGTATTCAGGACCACACAAGTACCCACACTAGTTGTAAGCAAATGCTCATGGTGTGGCTTTGAGCATTTTGGCGGACCCGAAAATTGTAAAACGGGTCGTAAATACTTAGTGGGTCAACTCAATTTGGGGTTGACTTAACTTTAACAACAAACTGAAAGAACGACATGCGTGATATTGATTGGGACGAATACAGAGATATTTGCCATAATGCTGCTGTTAAGAGTGGTTGGTGGTCTGATCTTGAAACGGGCGAAAAGTTGGTCAAAGATTGGAAAACTTCAATTCTTTTAATTCACAGCGAGGTAAGCGAGGGTTTTGAAGGTTATCGAAAAGGTAACAAGATGGATGATCATCTACCTCACGTAACTATGCTTGAAGCTGAGTTGGCAGACGTTTGTATTAGGATTTGCGATACTGCGGGGGGGTTTAATATAGAAATGTTACCCAGATTTAATTTTGTTTTCTATATGGGTTTCTCTATTATCAAGACTCTCTCTCAACTTCATTATTTGTTAAGCTCTGACTACGAGGATGTGTTGTTGTTCAACGAAGTGTTGAGTCGAGTAGAAGATCTCTGTGACTCACAGGGTTTTACTCTGAAAAAAACCATTGATGAAAAATTGGCGTACAACGCCATTCGTCAAGATCACAAAATCGAAAACAGAAAAACTGACGGTGGTAAAAAGTTTTAAGTGGAAAGAAAAGATGATGGAATCGCAATACAGGGTTTGCTCTCACTGCAAGATTAAAAAACCTATTATTAAGTTTGGAAAAGTCAATAAAACAAGACGCCGTAAATGTTGCACCAAATGCCATTACTTGAGAATGGAAGCGAACAGGTTGGGCGTTCAGGTACAAGACTTCATAGACTTAAACACCGGTCCCTGTTTGTTTTGCGGTTTACCTGATGGTAAAATTTACTTTTCGTACAAAACAGGCTTACCTGCGGGTAGGTTGTGCCCCAAGCACTTGAAGGGAATGGAAGGGGCGAAAGAATTCAACAGATTGCTTTTGATGAACGAGGTAATGGAAAATTTCCCGTTTTGGGTCGATTTTCTAAAAACGGGAAATTTTCAGCTGTTTGCACTTGGCACTTAGCGTTTTGCAGCATAGGGTTGCAGAACGCTGGGTTTCTCGCAAAGCCCGTAAATGTACCAAAACGCCTAACATGACGGGTAAATAGTGACAACCGAAGATCTCAAAACAAAAGCAGCGAATTGGATTGCCGAGCAGTCACCGAAAGCCGTCGACTGGATGACGGGTCAATCGTTCAATAATGTTTTGTTGTTGTGCATTTTGGTCGCTGGCGGCTGGGCGATTCACTTTGCAATTACAGACGCAATTCCAAAACATATCCGCGAAATACAAGATGGTTACAAGACCTTGCAAGAACAACATATACAAGAGCGAGAGACAATTCGAAATCAGTTCGATCTGTGGCTGGAACGGATCATTGATAAGAAAATAGGAAATTCTAATACCTATAAATCGGGTTACTACATACTGAAACAAACTTCTTACAAGCTTTGAAAAAAACAACATGAACCAATCAAAAAGTCTAGTCAAACTGTTCGTAGGTATGATCTTTTTTGGGATCAGTCTCTTCGTATTCAATGGCTCTGGGTTATTTGTCGTAGACAACGGGATGCTTGGTGCTACCAATTTGGAAATAGCCAAACGTGTTTTTGAGGTTCTTTTGTCGGTTATGACAGCTTTGTTGGGCACGGGTTTGTTCTCTAAACTACCGTGGATGAAAACTTTGATTGATGTGCTTACACCATTTTTATCAAAAGACAGATCGCCTGAAGCAACAAAAGAAAAAGACTTGATGCGTATGTTGCAATACGCTATCTTTAGTAAAAATGTCAATTTGACTATTATGCTTTGTGAGGAAGCCGCCGGGGAACGTTATATTAGCGGACCCGAACAAGAGCCAGAAGCCGCCACAACACCAAAACCAAAAGGTTTTCCCCTCAAATGAGATCACCGTACCGAGAAACCACCCGAGAAATAGCTGAAGATACAAGACCTAAGCATTACAATAGACTTTGGTTTCAATTTGTTGTTTTGCTTGTGGTGTTGGCTTTCGGCTGGTTTTTGGGGCGGTCTGGAAAAGAAAAAGAGATAGACTACATTGATGATAACGATATCGTTATTGTTGACCCTATTGACCCTATTGACCCTATTGATGACAAGAAAGAAAAGATCGATCTAAAAGATTCCTATCTTGTCCGAGTTTACGAAACCGAAGCCAGTGAAACACCAGTTTGGTTTATCGAATTGCTTGACGCGGATTCTCTTTGGTTTGATTTCATCAAAGCAAACGGAATGCGTTTGTTTACATTTGATCCAGATTCAGACAATCAAGCCGAAAGCTTTGTTAACGCAGCCAAACAAAAAAACATTGACCCGCCTTTCTTGATTCACGCAAAAGGTGGTAAAGTTTTAAGTGTTACTGCGTTTGAAGAATCGCTAACTGTTGAAAAAATCAAGAAACTTGTAGAAAGCCTCAAATAATTATGCCAGTAGACGAATTCAAATTCCGACATGGTGATAGTTTTGTTTACACTGGTATGAAAACACCAGAAACAAGACCTTTGTCTTTTACGCCTTTCCCTGAACAAAAAATTCGGGGTTTTGACGAAATCATTGATATTCTTGATAATCCCAACAGGGTGCCAGCTAGAATGCGGTTTGGTCAAGATCGTTTGATTAACCAAGGCAATCGTAGTTCTTGCAACGCTTACATGGCTGCCGCTATGTGGATGCGGCAAAATTACATGGAAACAGGAACTTGGGTTGATGTTTCACCTGAGTTTATCTACATGCACATTAACGGGGGTAGAGATCAGGGTTCGATGTTGGACGATGGTATGATGTTCATAACCGATACAGGTATTGCCAGATTGGTTGTTGACGGCAAAAGGTTGATTCCTTACGGGGCTTATCGGAAGGATAAAATTCCGATGGAGCAGTTGCGGTTTGCTTCACAGGACGCTGCCGGGCAGCGAGCCGGGGAGTGCTACCTGATGCCTAATTCCAGTCCCGAAAAATGCTGGGCGGCTCTCTTGTCCTGTTTGGCTGGCCGAGGTCAGGTTGGCCTTGCTGTTCATGTTGGCAACAACTACATGAACTCTGGTAAAATTGCAGGATTCGATAGAGGTAATGGGAATCATGCAATTGCGGGTGACGACATTATCCCATTGACAACTAACCCGCGAGGTATTGAAGATCTGGGTATCGATTCACCTCAATCGTGGAATCCCAGTTTTGCCGATAATGGTCGAACCATTATCACAATTAAGCACATTGCTCAAACATGTAGAGTTCACGGATTGTATGGGTTGCGGTCAGTACTGACTAACCCTTTGGATGTTTCTCAAACAAGGATTAAGTAGCTATGCGAAGTTTTATGACGATGGTAGTTTTGACATTTATGGCAGTTAGTGCGAACGCACAAGGGGTTCTCACTTTGGGAGAATTGGACGAACTCGCAAACAACAACAAAAAAGCAATTTCTATCAACGGTGAAAATATTTCTTCACTGGCTGATCGAATTGCTGATTTGGAAGCGAGACCTGTTTGTGATTGCGGACAAGGTAGTGTTGGTGTTGGTGTTGGTGTTGGTGTGAAAACAGATTATCGTATGCCTGTAAAGATCAAGGTTCCTACAATTACGGATTCGCGAGCACCTGAGTTTTTCTCACCACCTTCAACAACCAGTTCACGTATTATTTCAGTGGGGCAACCAGTTGTAACCTCAGTAGGGCAACCTAGTTATGGATTAAATTGGGTGTCTTCCAGCGTTAGTGGGACTTGCACAAATCCAAATTGCACAAGCCCAAATTGCCCGAGTAGAGTAAATAATTCTGTGTATTCTCAACCTACCAGCTATACTACTGTTCGGCGATCAGGTAATGGCAGGGTTAGGTGTTCTAACGGCAGATGTTGGAGAGAGTAAGTCAATGAGTTCGCAAGAAATGACTCAAGAGGATAAAGTAGAGGCAATAGCTTGGCGATATGCTGAGGAGCTTCTACGAAATCCTTGCGACACATTCAAAGCAGCTATGATTGTTACGTTTAGTGACACCATAGCTGCATTGCGTTTATCTCAAGAGTTGCAATATTCAAGCAAAATTGCAAGGATGCAACAACACTTGATTAAAGAGTTAGGGGAGGAGGCGTTCCTTCCGACTAAAGAAACAATGGTTTCGGAAGTCTACGCCAGAGCTAGGAGATCCACAGAAGACGATGCCTACGTCAAAATGATGGCATTGGTTTTCGATGTTCGCGGCATGAGTTCAAAATCTGGGTCTGTAGTTGTGAATGATAACAGCACAACAAATAACCGTATCATGCAAATACCTGTTCTGATGAACAGAGAGGGTTCCCCGGCAAACGAACAGGAATGGGAAGAACAACTCATTGTACAACAAGAAAAGTTAACCAATGACTTCTAGAACTTGGAGTTTGCCAGATCAAACGCCTCTTCCAATTCGGGAATCAAAATCATTTGATGAGGTTATCCAAGGTATTCCGTTGGGTGACGGAACTGGATACTACACAAAGTACGAAAAAGAAGCGGAGATCAAGTCTACCTACGTAGTGTGGGAACCTATCCCCGGATCGTCTCAAGAGTTTGCTATCGCAACAAGAGCGCACCACACGCTAATGCACGGTGCTCGCGGTCCCGGTAAGACTTTGACCCAGTTAATGCGTTTTCGTTCTAAAGTGGGGCTTGGTTACGGTGCTTATTGGAGAGGCGTTATTTTTGACAGAGAATTCAAAAACCTTGGCGACCTAGTTGCGCAAAGCAACAGATTTTTTCCGAAGTTCGAAGATGGTTGTAGATGGCTGAAATCGGCCACCGAGTACAAATGGGTTTGGCCAACAGGTGAAGAACTTCTTTTTCGCCATGTTAAAAAATAGAAGACTATCAAACCTTTCATGGGCACGAATACCCGTTTATTGGATGGAATGAGTTAACGAAACAACCAACCGCTGAGATTTACGACAAATTTATGTCAGTGAATCGATGTTCTTTTCTACCAGAGAAACACACACCAGTTATCTTGGTTAACGGTAAACCTAGATATGACACTTTGGATGGCAAACCTTTACCGGCAATCACACTAGAAGTGTTTTCAACCACAAATCCGGATGGTCCGGGTCACAATTGGGTCAAAAGACGATTCATTGATGTTGCCAGAAATGGTGAGATTTTTAGAAAAACAGTCAAGTTTTTTGATAATTTGGCGGGTGAAGAAATTGTAGTTGAAAGAACACAGGTTGCTATTTTTGGTTCGTTTTTTGAAAACCCTTATCTAGACCCTATTTATCGAGCGGGTTTGATTGAATCTTGTTCCAACAATCCTAATTTGCACGCAGCTTGGATTGAAGGTCGTTGGGATGTTAGTAGCGGTGGTGCAATTGACGATTTATGGAACAGCGCCAAACACATTGTTCCACGATTCCAAATACCAGCGAATTGGAAAATAGATCGATCGTTTGACTGGGGATCTACTCACCCGTTCTCTACAGTATGGTGGGCTGAGGCGAACGGGGAAGAACTCACTCTTTCTGATGGCTCAAAATGGTGCCCTTACCCCGGTTCGTTGTTTGCAATTGAAGAAGATTACGGTACTGAGGGTTTTCACACAAACAAAGGTTTGAAACTCTCAGCAAAGGACGTAGCTCTGCGGATTACCAAAAAAGAAGAAACACTAAAGTCTGAACAGTGGATCAAATCAAAAGTTCAGGCTGGTCCTGCCGATAATCAAATTCGCAACGTCAACGAATCAGATGTAGATACCATTGAGTCTAAAATGGCAGATTTGGGTATTTATTGGACGAACTCCGATAAATCGCCGGGTTCAAGAGTTATTGGTTTGCAGCTGTTGCGAGACCGCTTGCAGGCTTCTGTTTTGGGTGAAGGTCCGGGTATTTATTTCATGCGAAATTGTTTACAGTGCATTGAACTTTTACCACCTTTACCTAGAGATCCAGAAAAAAAGGACGATGTTGACTGTTGGGTGCAAGACACCTTAATTTCTACACCTAAAGGTGAAGTTCCTATCCAAAGGATTGAGGTCGGGGATTACGTTGATACACCTATTGGCCCAAGAAGAGTAACCAAAAGTTATATTTCCGGTAAAAGTCAAACGGTCGTTATTCGCACGAACAACGGTTCAATCTCAGAAGGCACAAAAGATCACAAACTTTTCGCTGAAGGGTATGGACTTCTGCCTCTGTGTGAGTTAAAACCCTCTTTTCTTCTGTCTGGGAAAAGGGAAACATGCCAAAATATCTTGAGTACGATGGAGTCTTCTACACTTGCTGGGACGGGCGGGATTACTACTCTCCGAACGGCACAATTCTTAGTCACGGGGGAACTAGCCTGCATCGGCAAGTTTGGATTGATAACAACGGACCAATACCTGAAGGATATCATATCCACCACGTTGACCACAATACAGACAACAATTGCATTGAAAACTTACAAATGGTCAATGCTTCGGATCACGCTAGATACCATTTGGTTGAACGTCATAAATCTGGTGAACTTGCGAAGTCTCGCAATGTTTGGATTGAAAACGGGGGACGGGAAACACTTCGCGAAAATGCTGAGAAGATGCGTGAAAACACACCCTACCGTGAATTTACGTGCTTTGATTGTGCTTGCGAAGTTAGAACAAAACACCCGTCTCAAAAACGATGCGAAGAATGCGCAGAGAAAAGAAATGCAAAAGGCTACAAGTCAAAAGCTTGCCCTGTTTGCGGAAAAGAGTTCTTGTACAAAACACACTCAACAAAACAAGTCAAGTCTTGTAGTGCAAAGTGTGGATGGGTTTTGCGAAAACAAGCTAGTCTACAACTTGACGGTTGAGCAAGCAGGTTTGTATTATGCAAATGGCATGTTGTCTTCAAATACAGAGGCCGAGGATCACCTTTACGATGCTGTTAGATACCGTGTTTTACGCGGATCAAACAAGTGGGCAATTAAAATCAAAACAAATTGGATTAGGTAATTATGAGTGGTGTTTCAACAGAACGTGCAGAGTTGATTGCAATAAAAAAACTTTATTGTGTAATTGAAGATTCCCTTAACGGGGAAAACGCTGTCAAAAAAGCGACATACAAATATTTACCCAAGCCGAACGATATTAGTTCGACCGAATCGGCTGCAGCCAAGCGATACGAAGCTTACATAACAAGAGCTGTGTATTACAATGTTATTAGGCCAACAACAGATGCCTTAATAGGGCAGTTGTTTTTGCGAAAGCCGAAAACAAAACTGCCAGACAAAATGAAGGTGATGGAGAAGGATGTAAACGGGGAAGGTTTGAGTATTGAACAACTAATTCGATTGGCTGCTAACCATGTTCTACCTTATGGTAGATGTGGTTTTCTGGCTGACTTCCCACGTACAAACGGTCAAGTTACACAGAACGATGTGGATAAAGGGGTTAGACCTTTCATTAAATTTTACTCCCCATGGGCTATAATTAACTGGAGAATAGAAAAGCGCGACGGTTCTCAAAAACTAACGCTGCTGGTACTTAAAGAGGTTTACGAGAAAAAACCAGTACCTGCTGACAGTTTTGGTATAGATCTTGAATTTCGATACCGGGTTTACCGGTTGTCACAGAATAATGAAGTCACACTAGAAGTGTGGGAAGACGAAGCGGTTACAGAACCTACCTCTTTAATCAAAGATACGAATAACAAACCTCTAAGCGAAATACCGTTTTCTTTCGTTGGTTCAGAGAACAACGACGCAGAAATTGACCAACCGCCAATGTATGGATTGGCAACATTGAACATAGCACACTACCGTAATTCGGCGGATTATGAGGAAAGTGTGTTTATGTTGGGTCAACCAACACCTGTTTTTACTGGCTTAACCCGTGATTGGGTTGACAACTATTTTGAAAAGGGAATACCTTTGGGTTCAAGGGAATGTATTCCTTTGCCTGAAGGTGCAACAGCTTCTTTATTGCAACCTGAACCAAACAGTATGGCGTTTGAGGCAATGACGCACAAGGAGCAGCAAATGATCGCTATTGGGGCGAAACTGATAAACCCAAATCAAAAAGTTGAACGCAAAGAAGCAGAGATACAAATTGATGCAGGTAGTCAACGGTCTGTCCTGACTACAATCAAAGAAAATTTAGAAAAAGCGTTTCTTGAAGTTCTTGGTTACGCTGGTCAATTTGTCGGAGAAAAAGACGGAATCGAAATTGAACTAAATGATAATTTCGATTTAACCTCTTTATCAGCAGAAGAACTTCGTTGGTTGCTGGAACTGTATGTTAAAAAAGCTATCGATTTCGACGAACTCCACACAAATCTGAGAAGAAGTGGAATTGTCAAAAAAACAGCAGAAGAGGTAAAAGCTGGCATTATTGCAGACTTACCTTTCTTTGAACAAGTAAACCCAGAACCAAAACCCGAACCAAAACCCGAACCAAAACCAAAACCCAGAACCCAAACCCTAGAGTAAAGAAGACTCCCCAATGGCTTTAAAGTTAAAACTAACAACTGCTGAATTTACAGCTTTGAGTGATACTCTGAAAACAGAGTATAAGTTACAAACAGATGGCACGTACACTCTTGATCTGGGTGATAAGGTTTTCACTACAGATAAAGACCCTGCTGCGTTGATGGCCGCCTTGGAGCATGAAAGAGCGGAAACTGCCAAAGTGAAGGCTATTGCCGACGCTTTGGAAAAAAAAGCTTCCGACGCTGCCGCGTCCGGTATCACAGATGTTGCCGAGTTACGAACGCATTTCGAGAACCAACTAAACAACCTTAAAAAAGAACAAGCCGAGGAGAAGAAATCTGCCTTGGAGGCAACAAAAGCGCAAAACCTGAAGGCTGCCCAACAGCAGGTAACAGAACAAGCTTTGAAAATTTCCACACAATTGTTCGGGACAAACGCTCTTTTGATGTTACCTCATGTTCAACAGAGAATGCAGGCAACTGTTGATTCGTCAGGTGTCGCCCGCGTAGAATTGCTTGACGCGGCCACTGGCGGACCTTCGATCGACCAGAATTTGGATAATTTTAGAAATTCTCTGTCGACAAACGAAACCTTTAAAGGTATGGTCGTTTTAAGCAACGCATCGGGTGGTAGTGCCAACGATAGCAAATCAAGTTCGGCCACTACCACTAAAGAAGACGGTTCCCCAAAGAAGTATAAAGACTTCAAATCAGGCGAACTAGTTTTACTGAAGCGGAATCAGCCGGACGTTTTTGAAGCATTACTTGCAAAAAGAAACGAAAGTTAATTCCGATGGCTACAGTAAAACTAGGTGACATCATCGATGTGGAAATTTATCAGGGAATTGAGCCTGAAAATAACCCCGAATTGTCAGCGTTCTTTCAATCTGGTGTGGTAGTCAGTTCACCGAAAATGGATGAATTGGCTAACCTCGAAGCGGAGTTGGTCAATATGCCATTTTGGCGAGACCTTGACCCAGAGGACGAACCCAACTATTCTTCAGACGCTGACACGTCCTCTACGCCAAATAAAATTATTCAGGGAAAAATGGCAGCAAAACGCTGTTCCTTGAATAATTCTTGGTCTGCCCGCGATCTGACGAACGAAATGACCATGGGCATGGAAGCCATGGAGCGAATCAAATCGCGAACCTCTCGTTATTGGGTTTGGCAGTGGCAACGACGTGTTATCGCTGCAACTCTGGGTGTTTATCGTAACAACAGAGTTGCTTCAAACGCAGGTGTTGATGCGGGCTTCGGTGTCACCGACGACATGACTGTGGACATTTCTTTGGACAATGGAGTTGGCCTAGAAGCGAATTTCTTTGATCGAGAAGCTTTCACAGCCGCTCGATTTACGCTAGGTGACCATTTTGACAGCCTGTCTGCAATTTTGTGTCATTCGACCATCTACCAAAGAATGGTCGATCAAGACGACATTGATTACATCGCCGATTCCCAACAGAGTGGTAGAATTTCGTTGTATCAAGGCCATCGTGTGATTGTGGACGATGCTGCACCAGCGTTTGCAACCACCAGTGGTGGTGGTATTCGTTACATTACCACGCTCTATGGTGCGGCAGCTTTCGGTTATGGTGAAGGTACACCCAGTACCCCTGTTGAAATTGATCGCAATCCTGCAATTGGTGATGGTGCGGGCGAAGAAGTTTTGTATGAACGCAAAACTTGGTTGTTGCACCCATATGGTCATACGAACCTAGACGCGGCCAACAGCGCAGCGTCTGGACAGTGGCAAAATCTTGCGGATCTTGGAAACGCGGCTAACTGGAAGCGCAATCATTTCCGAAAGAATGTCCCAATGGCATTCCTTGTATCGAATGGTTAATTTTTTCACAACTTAACCCGGCTCTACCGGGTTTCGTTGTTTCTTCCAATAGGTGGTGACATGAAAAAGTATCAAATTCAGCAGTACTTAACTGCTGACTTAACGGCTGAAAGAAAACTCATTGCGGAAACGGAAGGAATCTTCGAGCCGGAAGATATTAACGCTTGGTATTTTCAAGCAATCACAGGTTTTGTTTTACCTGAAGATTCAACCTTCACAATTGTGACAGAAGATCACGCTTGGTTTATGGCTCCTGCCTCCGTAACCGTAACAAACACAAACACGGATAAGGAAGTTAAACTTCTTTCTCCAGAGGAAACAATTCAGCGAAACAAAAAACTTGTGTTGGAGCGAAGACTGGCTCAAATTAAATTGAACGAAGAAATCGAACAGTTAAAGCTCGGCACATAATTTTCACGACAACGTAGTTCGTTTTTACGGACTGCGTTTTTTTAAGGTTTTATTGTGCCTACACTTATTGTTGAAGACGGTTCTGGTGTAGCTGACGCAAACACCTATGTAGATGAAGCCTTTCTGGTTTCATACGCTGACGATAGGGGTTTGACTATTTCGCCCACAGGGTCTGTTCGACAACAACAACTCTTAAAGGCTATGGACTATCTTGAAAGTCAAACGGGTAGGTTTCAAGGTTCTAAAACTTTGTCAACTTACTCTCTACCTTGGCCGAGAAAAGAAGTTTATATCCATGGTGTGCTGATCGACAAACATACAATACCTATTCAATTGAAAAACGCACAATCCCAGATAGTTGTTGAGTTACAAGCAGGTACAAGACTCTACCCAATTCCGCGAACTTCTTCAGTTGAGGGTTTTGTGACCCAGAAGACAATTGGTCCGCTGACAAAAAAATACGCACAAGATGGTTTGGGTACGATTGCTTCCCAGTTACCGATCCGGATTGCTACAGTTGAGTTGTTTTTAAAACAACTTATCGGCAACTCTAACTCTTCTTTGAACACATACAGAGCTTGATATGTCACAAGATCAAGAATGGTTAGAGCTTGTTATCGAGCTTTTTAACGAGACTATCGAAGAAACAAACGCAGTGTGGGTATCTCACACAGATGGTTCGGTCGCTGACTCAAACAAACCCTTTTTAATTGGTGCTCCAACTAAGGTTGAAACACCGGTTAAGATTTTGTTTCTTCCAGACCAGTTGGAAGACCGTCAAATACAAACTTACTTCAAAGACACAACAATGGGAGAAGGTCAAGTCAATGGTATTATGTACAAATACCCAGAATTTGAACCAAAACTAAAAGACACTATTGAAAGAGACGGGGTTACGATGGGGGTTGTTGCGATAGATGAATTGAGACCCATTAACAACAGTTTGTTATACTTCATTGAGTTTGCGGCCTAATGATATCGTCAATTGAAGCAAAGCATGAACTCCAACAATTTTTCCACGACGGGTGGAAAGAGGGGTTGTTAAACGGTCCCAAAAACTTGAATTTGACACCATTGGGGTTTTCTTACAATATTTGCGTTTTCTTTCAAAACGTTGAACTTCTAAAGAAAATGCCAAACAATGAACATTTCGTGAGGTTCACTGTTTCGAATATAGAAACCTCACAGAGAACAATGCCGGGTGGCAGAGCTAATGGATCTAGCACAAAATATCTAACGCCCGGCGTTGGTTTTGTTGAGTTGTTTTTTTCTAAAAATAACTATCAAACAACAGAGGACGATTATTTGTCATTGGTGGCCGAAAGAATCTTTTTAGGTCAACGGTCAGAAAATGTTATCTTTCGTAAAACAACACTCTTGAGTTTACCCGAAACAGAAAAGCATTTTCGTTCAACTGTATCTTTTCAATACGAATTTGAAACACACATTTAAGAAAGATTTGAGTAATGATTAGCATTGATAGTAATACAGTTGGTTTGAGCTACGCTGAAGAACTCAGCATTGGTGTTCTTCCCGGCACCTCACAACAAGACGGGGTTTGGTATCCGCTAGAACCCAACGAATACGACGACTTTGGGGCTGAGGTTAGCACCGTGGCTCGAAATCCGATTAACCCCTCACGGCAGCGCCGGAAGGGTGTCGTGACTGATCTGGAAGCGTCAGGGGGCTTCCAGCAAGATTTGACTAATTCGAATCTTACCCGTCTCATGCAAGGCTTCTTTTTTGCTGACGCTTACGAACGAGTACGAACAAAACCATTGAACAGCAAAACAGCAAACACAACAGTTGTTGCTACTTTTGTTGCCACTGGCTCAAAGATCAATGTCGACGATGGTGCGAAGTTCAAAGTTGGTATGATTTTGAAATCTACTGGTTTTGTTAACACCACAAACAATCAAAACGAAATGGTGGTTTCTTCGATTACAACAAATGAGTTGACTGTTACGGGTACGTTGGTTGACGAAACCTATAGTGTGGGAACACTTGAAGTTGTTGGTTTTCAATACGGTTCTGCTGATTTGAAAGTTGCCTATGCTTTCAATGTTTTGAAACTTACATCAGTTGTTGGTTTTGCCACTCATCTTTACAAAGTAGGTGAATGGATTTTCATTGGTGGTGACTTGGCTGCAAATAAGTTCGAAGAAGGTGGATCAGGACAAAACAAACCCGGTTACGCCAGAGTTGAGAAAGTTGAAGCCAACGCATTAACTTTGAAAGAGCCAACTTTTACCCCTTTAACTGACGCGGGAACGGGTAAAACCGTTCGTGTTTATACAGGTGCCTACATTCGAAACGAGGATACCACCTCGTTGATTAAAAAAAGATCCTACCAGATCGAACGCACTTTGGGTTCGGATAACGATGGCGTCCAATCTGAAGTTCTGGTAGGATCTGTTCCTAACGAGTTGTCAATCAACTTTACCAGTGGTGACAAACTAGAAACAAGTCTCAGTTTTGTTGCAATAAACAACGAGCTTCGATCTGGTTCAACCGGGTTGAAACCCGGAGATAGAACAAATGTTATCAGTGAAGACGAAGCTTACAACAGCGCTGTTGATGTTTACCGGCTTCGTCTTTTTGTTTACGGTGCGAACCCCACACCAGCTTCTTTGTTTGCTTACGTTACAGATGCTTCCATTAGTATCAGTAATGGTGCTGCTGGCAGAAAAGCTATTGGTACTTTAGGTAGTATTGATATTTCTGTCGGGGACTTTGAAGTCGGCGGCGAACTGGAAGTTTACTTTGCTGATATTGACGCCGTTAACGCTGTTAAAAACAACGCTGATGTTGGCTTCAACACGATCATTGCTTCCAAAAACAATGGTATTGTTTACGATATTCCCCTCTTGTCTTTGGGCGGCGGTCGCGTTTCCGTCGAAAAAGATGAACCTATTATGTTGCCATTACAAACAATGGCTGCAAGAAATCAGAACGGTTATACAATGTCTGCAACGTACTTCTCGTACTTGCCAAATGTTGCTATGCCTACGGAGTAATACTTATGTCACTGAAAAAGAAATTTGGAACCGACAAAGAAGCTATCGAAAATGGTAGCTGGATTGAGATTTGTGAAAATTCAGACGGTTCTGTCTGCCGCATTCGCATCAAGCGAATGAACCAGCAGAACGTTAGGTTCCATAAAGAAATCGCCAATCACAGGAACGCTTTCACCAGCAACCATGATAGCGCAAAAAAGATCTCGCAAATGCAAGCTTCAATGATTGAAGTTTTAATTTCAACAGTCATTGTTGGTTGGGAAAACGTTGAACGTTGGGAAACCGTTGAAGAAGGCGTAGAGGGTTTCCCACAGAGTAAATTCTTGGAGTACAACGCGAAGAATGTTCGCGCTGCTTTGGTTGAATTCCCGGATCTTTTGGACTTGATCACAGCACAAGCTACAGATATCACTACTTTTCAAGAGAAGGTAAAGGAAGAAGAAGTAAAAAACTAACAAAGTTCTTCGAATACTCGTTAACTTTTAAACCCGGTGTTGCGGAAAAAATCAAAGATCAAGCAATGCGGTCGGGTAATCCTATACCTGACCGCATTTTAAACGCGCCACGGTTAACGCAATGTTTGGAGTTCTTTTATGATTCGTTTTGGGTATTGAATTCCTGTAGATCTATGGGGATGACATTAGGGCCAATACCCGTAACTGCAATCATACAATACGGGAAAATGTATGATTGCGAAGGACAGTTGTTAGATGATTTGGTGGATTACGTTTTGTTGTTGGATCAAATATTTTTGCAACGTATGAACGCAAACGCGAAGAAAAAGAAATGACTTTCAGTTTACTGAGCGGAGAAATAGCCAAACTTCGCGTTAGAATAGAAAAAGAGGTAGCTATGGCCACCAACGAAGTGGCTATGGTTATCATGAAAACAGCAGCCGTAAACACGCAAGTTGATACATCACAAGCTTTGTCAAACTGGCAAGTCAGTTTGAATGTTGGCTTGAAGACGTTTATTGGTCCGCGTGTTCCGGGTTTCGGTGGATCTACGAAATTTGCTTCTTATTCATCTGCTGTTAGTGCTGCGCAAAGAAAACTTGTTAAGAGGCGTGTTGGAACTGCGATACATATAGTTAACAATGCACCCTATATTGATAAGTTAAATTATGGTTCTTTTACCCGTTTACCGGCAGGTTTTGTAGAAAAGGCTTTATTAGCAGGGCAAAATCAAATTCTCAAGACCAAACTAAAATTAACATAAACGGGTAAAATCATGAGTTTTGATATCGTCGTAAGAGACAACATTGCAAGTAGTATTGTAAAAAAGCTTAGAGACATTCAGCGATATTCTCGATCTGCTTCGGGATCGCTAGAACGTATGAATAGAGCCATTTCTTCCACTGGTCGCAACAGTGGTTTGGTTGTAACCAACAGATCTTTTACAACCTTGGCTTCAAACATTGCCCGCACAAATACACAACTGGGTTTGTTGAATACTGGCTTTACCAGAGCTACTACCAGCGCCCGACGCCTGTTATCTGGCTTTTTGTTATTGCAGGGAGCCAGTTCTTTTATTGGTAAGTTAGATGACTTCCAAAACATAGAGAACCGGCTAAAAGGTGTTTCGAAAGTTCTTGATTCCACAGGAATCGAGAACGCGATAAAATCACAAGAAAGGCTGAACGAAGTTACAAGACAAGTCTTTGATGTTGCTCAAAGAGCACGGATTCCTGTAGCAGACTTAGCCAAAACATATAGACGATTGGATCTAGCTTTAGAGAATGTAGGTGCCAGTCAAACCGAATCTATCCGTGTAACTGAGACTGTGTCCAAGCTTCTTTCTTTGTCTGGTGCAAACGCAGGTGAAGCGGCAGCCTCGCTGTTGCAGTTAAGCCAAGCTTTCAACAAAGGGAAGCTTGACGGCGACGAATTTCGATCAGTTGCCGAATTGATGCCTCGCGCCATTTCTGCCATTGTGAAAGTTTTAAAAGAAGATTTGGGTGATGCTTTCAGCAACATTTACGACGCTTCTGAAGACGGGTTGATTACAATTGAGGTTATGCGAAAAGCATTTGCTAATTTAGCAGCAGACGTTGACTCAGATTTCAGCAAACTTCCCGTGACAATTGGTCAAGCGTTCACACAACTAGCAAACGAACTCACAAAAGCTTTTGGTCAATCGAGCGAAGGTAAAATTTTCATTGATGCTCTAATTACAAGTTTAGGGTATTTGAAAGACAACTTATCTGAAGCTCTTGCTTTAGTCAAAGCTTTTATTGCAGTTTTTGTTGTAACTAAAGCTGTAGCAGGTATCGCTCTTTTAGCTGATGGTGTAGGTAGCGTTTCAAAGTACCTAATAGCAAGCACTGTTGCAGCGGGTAGATTCATAATTGCTTTGAGAAGCCTGACTATTGCGGGAGGTATAGCAACCATCGCTATGGTTGCGTTAAGTGGTGGCTTGAATTTGATTGGTATTGGGATTGCTGCGTTTGCTGCTCTTGTAGTTGCAGCCGCTGGTTATTTTACCTTCTGGTCAGATGAAATCAAAGTAACAACTGATGGGATTTCCACCCTAACAGACTTCATGTGGGCATTATGGGAAACCATCAAAACCATGATCGGGTCTGGCGAATCTGTGTTCGGAAACATGTTCAACGCAGAAGGTGCGCAACAATCTTTCGACATTGTGAAAGGTTTATTGAACACAGTTATCGAATATGCCATTTCTGCGAGATCCTCAGTGTCGGCTTTATGGCAAGTATTTAAAGAAATGTCTTGGTCTGAAGTTGCAACTGCCATAGGTGGTGTTTTTGGTCTGCTAACCATGGTTGTCAGTAATACAATTTTAACTCTAATACAAAAATTAACAGTTGCTGTTTTTGGTTTAATTGACAAAATGAGAGATTATATCCTTGAAGCAATGCAAAGAATTGTTTCAATTCTTAGTACCATAGGATCTAGTTTGGGTTGGTTTGGTGGTGGTATTTCTGCTGGTGCAAAAGAACTACATACCTACCTAGGAACCATGAAAAATGCTAAAATCAACACTTCTGATTTTGTTAAGAGTTTGGAGTCAGTTAAACTAACAGTAGACGATGTGGCCCCAAGCTTTAATGATTTGGGTTCGAGAGTTGAAACAGCTTTTAATATCGATCATGCTGAGAGTATGGGTTTGTGGAATTCGTTTATGTCGAGCTTGTTGGCGTTAACTAAGCAAAACGCAGAAGCTAGAATAAGAGAAGAGGAACGAGTTCAAAAATACATGGAACCTAATCCGGATGCTTTGCGACAAGCATACGACGCCGATCCACCCAGCGCTTCCGATTCTTCTGGAAGTAAACCAAAAGGGCGGAAAGCTGAACTTTTGAATTTTTTGGAGAGTTTCGTATCAAAAAATGGTTTAGTCGGGGCAAAGGAAGCCTTGGTTGCATTCAATCAAACTTTAGATAAAACAGCAACTTCTCCGGATTCGTTCAAAACTAAAACTAAAGCTGTTGAAACTCTGAACGAAGGTTTAACAAAAACAGTTAAATCTACAGGTGATGCCAAAACCGAAATCACTGGTTTAGGCGTAATAATGGAGGAACTGCAAAAAAGCGTAAACGGTTTATCTTTTGAAAAACCTTCCTTGTCTGTACTAGAGTTTGGTAAAACAGCTTTGGAAACTCTGATTTCTGTCAGAGATTCAAATTTGAGAATCGGGCAAGGCATTATGGAGTCCCAGAGGATCACTTGGGCGTCTGCAACAACATCGGTCACCGATTACGCCAACGCTGCGATCGCAAGGCTTAACGCTGTGTCACAGGCTGCTGCAAGAGCTAACGCGGCACAACTTCAATCTCCCATTAGTCGATTTCCGGGAGTTATTCAGAGTGCTGCACCTACTAGTAATGCGTTGCTTTATTCTGGTACCACACTCACAAGAGGTTTCGCTTCTGGTGGTTACACAGGCAACGTAGCTTCTGGTGATATCGCAGGTGTGGTTCATGGTCAAGAGTATGTGATGCCAGCGAAAGCTACAGCTAAATACAGACCTTTACTGGATGCAATGAGAAGCGGGGTTAATGTTTCTGGTGGTTCGGGTACAGTGAACCCGAAAATGGTTGTAACTATCCAGAATTACGGTTCTTCTGAACATGAAGTACAGCAAATCTCAGCAAATGAAGTTTTGATCATTGCAAAAAATGTCGTTCAACGAGAAGCACCGGGTGCTGTAGCTCGAAGCCTATCTAACCCGAACAGTGTTATGTCAAAGTCATTCAAAATGAACGGTAGACGTTAATATGGCTGTTGTAGCATATGGTAGAGCTTTCAATGGTACGAACGCCTATGTAGAAATACCTATGGTTGGCGAAGCGGGTACTCGTATGCTGTGGGTATACCTATCTCCCGGCGGAGTCCAAAATTTTATGTCGTATCACACATACGACCAAAACGGTTCTAATTGGATTAGACCGTTGTTTTCATATAACGATGGTGTGTTATATGCAACCGCTAGAGATAGAGCGCAAACATACGCTGAGTATTCTGCTAGTTTTATAACCAGTTCCAGATGGGTTCATTTAGCTGTTTTGAAAATTGGTTCTTCTGTAGCTCTTTATGTCAATGGGGTTTTGAGAAACACCAAAGAGATACCAGCTCTTGTAAGTTTTGCTGTACCTAACGGAATTGACCCGAACCCTATTAGTTATCCGGGCTTAGGTTCACCGGGTTCTTTCTGGAGTGGTAAAGTAGCAGACGTTAGGTTTTATACAGAAACTTTAACATCTAATAGAATAGCAGCTATTTACAACAAAGGTGTTATTGATTCTTCGCCTGATACAGTAAGTTTGTACGGACGTTGGTTTACCTCAGCTAACAATGTTAACGATCAATCGGGTAATAGTCGAGATGGTGTTAACCATAATAGCACACAGGCGTCTTTTGGTGAACCTGACCCGCTAGCAACAGTACCTACATCACAAGAAGCAACAAACATAACAGCAACTAAATTTGACGCCAACTGGCAAACTTCGTTTAACGCCCCTGGTTACAAGTTGGATGTTTCAACGGTTGCTGACTTTGCGAGTTATGTCACAGGTTTTGAAAACTTAGATGTTGGAAACGTCCTAACGAAACAAGTTCTGGGGTTAGACCAAACAATATACTATTATAGGGTAAGAGCTTATAATGTAGCTGGTACAGCTAGCAACAACTCTTTAATTCAAACAGTTAGTTTACAAGATGATTCTTACGGGGTTTCACCAAACCTAACACTGTTGTTTGAATCAGTGAACGAAGGGGACGTGATACCTATTCGAGAGAATAAAACTTTTGTTAAAACTTGCATTGCCGCTGGTGGGGACGGAACAGCGTTAACCTATTCGTTGAACGGCGGTGCAGACGCTGCAAAATTTGCAATCAGTTCGACAACCGGTGTTCTCAGTTTTCTCACTGCGCCAAATCACGAAGTTCCCACAGACGCTGATACCGATAACGATTACGTTGTTATTCTCAGTGTAACGGACAACACAGTTACAGCAGGTGTTACTTTGACGGTCCGAATACTTAATTACTTCGAACCCTCCGCAGGAGAAGGGTTCAATGAGGATGAATTAACACCGTACATACTGAACTCACAAAGCGACATTGTTCAATTTGAAACTATCGAGTTAAGCCATCCTGATTTTGAAACTTCCCACCGTGTTGTGAGAAACAAAACGGATGGCTTAACCGCCATTCTTGAAACAGATGAAACCGTAAACTTTACTTATCTTCCGTTAACCATAGAGGAAGTTAACCCCAGCGGAGACCTTGACTATGCCCTAACTGTGATCTTTGGGGACTTAGGTGAAGTAATTCCACTGGAGTTAGATAGGATTGAGGACACAGCTGGTTTATTTACTGAGGTGATTTTAACTTACAGAAGTTACAGAAGTGATGATTTAAGCAAACCCATGATTGGGCCAATTCGCCTGAATGTTAAAAGTTTCCTATTCGATAAAGAGGGTGTGGTTATTCAGGCCACCAGCACTAAAACCAATTCCCAAAACACGGGCGATACTTATTCCTTAAACAGATTCCCTATGTTGCGAGCATTTTTATGAGTGATCCAAGACTAGGTAGACAAATATCAGTAAACACGATATACAACTACCCTTCAAGCTACGGAAAAACCCCAAAAAAGGGAAACGCCCAACAAACAGTTGTGTTAAGAAATAGTACCTCTTTTGTACCGTTTGCACCTGTTTCCGCCTTGACTGCCAATAGTTCTTTCAACACGGTTGACCCACCGTCCATACCGTACACACCCACTATAACCACGATTGGGGAAAATCCCGCCAAATCACCAAACAATGCGATTATTGAAAGAACGAATACACCCAGATTCGCTTCTAGGGTTCCAGACATATACGGTAAAATTCGAGCTGTTCCCGATTTGCTAACAGAAACGTATCGGATTTACAAGAACAATAAAGCGATAGAGATATCGTACTTAGCTGTGGGTAAAGGCGAATATGATATTTCTGACATCAAAGAAGGTTCAGCTTTGCTTTCAGCTGTCCCCGGTGTGGAATATGACATTTATCAACCTTTCACTTCACCTCAGTCCGATTTAGGTGAAGTGGGTGAATCTTTCAAGTGTGTAATACAGTCAACATTTTTTCAAAACAAAGAGGTGCACCCAGCCAACTACTCAGAAGGAGAAGGTCAAAGTACAGTATTACTCAAAGGGCCTGTTATTTTTAATAACGTCAAAGAAGTTTTCACCAATTTTACTTTTGAGGCAGGTGCTAATTTTTACACGACCACGACTGCGGATATCCACTATCAGCAAGTTGATGAAACCAATACACCTTTTGGTGATATTCACACAGAAACAGTGTCTATACCAGATACTAGTTTAGAAAAAGCTTTTACTAACATATCAAATTTACCTTTTTCTGGAAAGTTTCAAGTTACTGTTGAAAGAACAAGCGATGCCGCTTACGTCAACTACAAAAAATTATTGGTCGAAAGTATGTTTGGGGTTTTGGATATCGCTAATCGTAATTTTGGTGATGTTACCACCATTCGTGTTAAAACAGAAGCAAATGAAACAACCTCTTCTTTGAGTAGTCGATCGCTGAACTGTTTGGCGTTTCGAAAACTTGACGGTGTGGCGACATCCAAGTTTTCGGAGATTGCCTTACACATATGTCTTGATAAAAAAATAGGAAACTTGAAACCAGAAGAGGTTGACATAGAAGGTTTACTCGCATTACAAACAGAAATTGAAGATTACTTCGGTACACCTTTGGCGGGTGAATTCAATTACACTTTTGATGACAACCGTACCACCTTTGAGGAAACATTAGCCACAGTCTGCGCAGTGGTTTTTGTTAAACCTTACAGAAAAGGTGGGGTTATTAAATTTCTGTTTGAAAAAGCACAAGCGGAAAACACTTTTCTCTTCAATCATCGAAACAAGTTGCCCGGCACAGAAGTAAGAACTGTTTCTTTCGGTTATCTTGAAAACAAAGACGGCGTTGAATATGAGTACACCGACACCACAGACGGTGCGAAAATATCTGTAAACCTACCCACTGATTTGAGTTCTTTGAATCCGGAAACAAACTCACCTGTGGGTATCACCAGTAGGCTTCAGGCTTACTTTCATGCCCACAGGCAATTTAGTCGACAAAAGTATCAAAACACAATCACTCAATTTGAAGCCACCTATGAAGCTAGTTTGTTGAAAGTTGGCGAAAAGATTATCGTTGCGGATAACACCAGAACAGAGACATACGACGGTGAGATTTTAGCAGTCGATGGTTTGGTTTTAACTTTGTCTCAACCGTTCGAGTTCGACAATTTGGTTCCGACAATTTTCATACAAACAGTAGAGGGTTCAATTGACGCTATTCAGATAGTTCAAGTTGTAGATGAGCCGTACAAAGTGCTACTAACTGATAATCTTTCTTCTAGTCTAAGTATAAACAGTTCTAACTACACCAAAGCTACTTATGAGATTGTTAAAGCTGGCTCGCGAAGAAGAGGTTCTTTTATAGTGATTGATGTTGACAAAACCAAAACCATGACTGTTGGTGTCTCTGCTGTTAACTATGACGATCGATATTACACTCAGGACAAAGATTTCATAAACGATCTCGTGAACGTAAAAGGAGAAACAGTATAATGAATTATCTCACGACGCTACCATTTCTCCCAGAAACAACTAGTTATAGTACCACTCCGTCAAGTGGTATTGTGACAGTTAAGCTAGACGGGGGATTGAGTAAAAGCAGGTTAGACGTTCTGGGAAGCTCTTCGATTGTTTCGTGTTCTTGGTTGTTAACAACAGAAGAGTTTTCTCAGCTTATGGCTTTTTACCATGTTGTAGGGGCCAAGGGATCTCGCGTTTTTATCGCAGATTTAGTTATTTACGGAACTTTACAACAAGTTGAATGTAGGTTTGTTGCTGACAGTCTGCGTATAAACTCACCCTCTTTCTCGGCTGTTGGTGTTTCAGCCGAACTGGAAGTGCTAGAAGGCTTATTAGATTTCACACAGTATTACAACTACGGCGACTATGGTCGAATATTCAGGGGTGCCACAGAGCAAGCTACAGCTTCTGAACTTGCAACAACGGGTGTTAGCTCATGGTGTGTCAAGTTCAGAACAAATACAACTGATAGTAATGCTTACCTACTAGACAGAGGAGTCAATCAAGGTACAATTAGTTTGAACAATGGCGTAGCTTCTGCTATTCAAACGGGTGGCTCTACAGGAGGACACATTGCAAATGGTACTGTAGATTTAAGAGATAACCTATGGCATTCTGTTGCGGTAACTCAATCTGATTCAGTTTTGTCTCTGTACGTTAATGGTGCATTGATCGCAACCAAAACAGGTGTACCATCACCTGATGCAAGAACAGGCTTAACCATTGGGGATTATGGATCAGGTAACTTGTATAATTTTGAAGGTGTTATTGCTGATGTTAGAGTTTATGATAAAGTCTTAACCCCAAGCGAAATGATCTTCATTCATACTAATGGGGATCATGGTACAGACCCAACAACATCTGATTTGGTAGGTTGGTATCTAACAGAAGATGACGACGCTTTGGACAAATCAGGTAACGACAACGACGCTACTTTGGTTGGCAGTATTCAATACTTTGGTGATTTACCTTATCCTCGTAATAGGTTCGGCAACTATGGTCGAATATTCAATGGCGGCACAGAGCAAGCTACAGCTTCCGGACTTCCAGTAACAGGTGTTAGCTCATGGTGTGTCAAGTTCAAAACAAATACAACTGATAGTAATGCTTACCTACTAGACAGAGGAGTCAATCAAGGTACAATTAGTTTGAACAATGGCCTAGCTTCTGCTATTCAAACGAATGGTCCCGTAGGAGGACACATTGCAAATGGTACTGTAGAGTTAAGAGATAACCTATGGCATTCTATTGTGGTAACTCAATCTGATTCAGTTTTGTCTCTGTACATTGATGGTGCATTGATCGCAACCAAAACAGGTGTACCATCACCTGCTACAAGAACAGGTTTAACTATTGGGGATTACGGTACAAATAACTTGTATAATTTTGAAGGTGTTATTGCTGATGTTAGAGTTTACGATAAAGTCTTAACTTTAGATGAAGTTGTCTTCATTCATACTAATGGGGATCATGGTACAGACCCAACAACATCTGATTTGGTAGGTTGGTATCTAACAGAAGATGACGACGCTTTGGACAAATCAGGTAACGACAACGACGCTACTTTGGTTGGCAGTATTCAATACTTTGGTGATTTACCTTAGAACAACAGTAACTGTTCTTCGTCTTTGGCGTAGAAACCAGTTTCTTTAACAATTGAATGTGCGCGGAGAATATACCAACCCATATCAAGATCTTTGGGTAAAGAGGTCATTTCCATTAACGGAAACCCACCATCGGTTTCAGCGACTTTGTTCGTTGAACCTGCTGCGTTGGGTTTTTTGTTGTAAATTGCACCAAAATCCCCCACTTTGATGTACCAGCGAATAACCTTTCCCAAGCTAACCTTATCTTTACAAGCACCACCGTTAACACGACGAATGCCGATAAACTTACGAATGTCTTTACAAGATTTTATAGTTTCCGCAATGGTGATAGGGTGAGGATCTCTACAGGTTTTAAGAAAAATCATAGCGGCCTCACTGCAAATTTGAAAACTAGGGTTCGTCATCAACATCTCTCTATCTGGGTTGGTGAAAGAAAGTTCGTTCGTAAACGCACCTTTCGCTTTAATTTTACCGTCGTGGCAAATGGCAATATAGTTGTTCACGTCTCGGCTGTGTACGCTCTGGTAAACGGTTTCGTCTGTCTCAAAGCCCGTGAAGAACTCCCATTCAGCGATCACTCTCACGTAGCTGCTCTGGAGTCGTCGGGGGCACAACATGACAATGCCGTCTGTGTTGGCTGAGACGACTTGGATTCCTGCCAGTTCCAGTGACTCGATTAGCAATAAAAGGGATAGTTGGCCCGTTATTGTGACCTGCACCAACAGGTGAGGTGAGTAAAACATTGACCATTTCGACCCAAGCTTCCCAAAACAACCATTGATGCAAATTTTAAGACTTTCACTGGTTTGTTTATCACCTTCGGCTTTTGCCTTCAATCGTCGTTCGACAATGTCCCGGTAAACTTTAAGAAAACCATCACCTATATGGCGAGGATACAGGGATTGGTTTAAAATTATGTTTGGGTAATAAGATGCAACATCTCTGTCGTAAATTATTGTTTCATCGTCTGTGTAAATTGTTCGTTTTTTTTCTTTTGAATGCAAACCACCAATACCCAGAGTGTATTCTGTTTTATTGATTTTTACTTTCCATAGATTTTTTGCTGTGATTTCTTCTCCATCTTTCTGCACCAACACTTTACCGTCACCTTCAATTACAAAAACGGTATCGTATATGTTTTTTTGAAGGTTTGTCAGTAGTTGTGTTTTGAAGTTTAAAAACTCCGGATCGGTGTATTGAAAAGTTGTGCCCACAAGACCTTTAGGTGCTCTATATTGTGTGCCTGTTTGAGCTTCTAGTTCTGCCCCGATAGCCTTTTCTGCTATCTGTGCGTCTGACAAAGATCTTAGATCTGTACCATAGGTTTGTGACATTTCTCTACGGAGTTGTATAGGGGTTCGTAATTTGTGATACAACAAACCGGTAACATCCAAATCGTTTACACAATAAAGCCTTAATTTTGAAGCTTGCTCTGAGGTTACAGCGATTTCATGATCAACCGGTAATTCTTGTAACCTCTGGGAGTGTATTCTTGCGCCGTAATGTTTCAACGATAATCTTTGTGAAGCTGCAGGGGCAACTTGTTGAAGATCAATATGATTGAAATAACCGCATTTGAAATTAAAAGTTGATTCTATTTCTTTAGATCGCATTTCTCCAATAATAATGGCGTTGGATAAAGCTTTCAGTTCTTCCGTCCACTTACCAGCCAAAGCTCCCCACAGAATCCATTGATCGTAGTGGATACTGTTAAACCCAACCAGTTGCAGGTTGCTGACCATCCAGAATAGTTTGTTTTTATCTAACGCGACTTCAGGTGATTGTTCAATAAAAACCACTTTCCCTGTCGAATAACTTTTGAAAGCTATGAGTAGAAAGTTTTCGTATATTTCGATATCGAAAAACCACACGTCATTTTTCAATGCCAGTAAATCTTGATCGGTGGCGAAAAACAACGGTGGGGCTGTATAAATGGCGTCCTGATAGTTACGTGACATTAGAACAAATACTCCAATACTTCTGGATACTCTGGAGACAAATCAACTTTCAACTTTCTGGTTTGGCGGCATTCTCTGAATCTATCAAACGCTTCCTGTACGGACGTTGGTAATTCGTCGCCTTGGTGTTGTCGCCACCATTCATGAGCACGATGTTTAGCTAAGCCTTTTCCGTCAAATGACAACCAGACGCGGAATAACTGAATGCCACACATATACGAAATCTTCAGTGTGGGCACCTTATTCTTTTTATTGTGTATGGACGGAAACATACCAGTTACGTCAAGATATTTATGTTGTGCTAACGATCTAACAATGATCGCTTCCGTTGAGGCATAGTCTTTTAGTTTGCTTTTGAATACAAACTCACAACCACAATAGGTGCAAATCCTAGCCGTCGTGTGATGATACGTGTCACACTCTGGGCACAACTTCATAGGCACGTCTCCCGTACCGTCACCTTTTCTTTGTTTTGGTATTTGAGGATTGTTTATCGGTCCCAGTCGGGGTGTGTTCCCAGCAAAATCCAAAACTAAACAATTCTTTTTACCGCCCGCTTCCATAGCCTCTTTTCTGTAAATCAGATACTGAAGCTGCTCGTAAGTGAACCACTTGGCAAAATACGGACGAGTACCCCTGCCATACTTTTGGACATGTAGAGGTATTGATGTGGTTGGCCGCAAATCAATTATTGCGTCAACAGGTGCATGATCAAAGCCAGTAGTTAAGATGTTGTTCGAAACGATAGCCCTAAACCTACCAGCCTTAAAACCAGCTATGGCATTAGATCTTTCTTCGTCCGACATTGGGTAATCTTTTGTGTTCGAATGAACAACCGTTGCCGCAACGCCCATCGCGTTGAGCATGTTTGTTATTTCTTTGCAGTTTTTAATACCTGCACCAAACACAATCCATGATTTTCGATCTTTACAATCCTCATAAGCTTCAGCTAAAGCCCTACCTGTTATGTTTTGACGCGAGATAGACTGGATCAATTCATTTTGGTTAAAGTCGTTAGCTAGCATTCTAACACCAGAAACGTCAATCGTGTTTTCTGTGTGTTTGGGTATTAGTGGAGATAAATAACATTCATCGATCAATCTATTGAATGCGTCAACACCTGTTATATCAAAACAGATGTCTGTAAAAATAGAAGGGGTTGTTGTTTCACCGCGAACTATATCGTCTGTTAACCTACCTTGCCCCATACGAAAAGGTGTAGCCGTTAACCCTATGACTTTCATATAGGGGTTGTACTGCAGTAATATGTTAATTACTTTTTGGTACATTGAGTTTTCGTTAGGGGATAACAAATGTGCTTCATCTATAAACAGCACATCCCGTCTCCCAATTTGTCCCATACTATTCACTACGCTGGCAACACCCCCTATCACTATAGGTGCATGACCTTCTTTGGTGCCCAAACCAGCGGAGTAGATAGACGCGGGTGCTGTTGGCCACACGGCCTTTAGCGCCTTAAAGTTTTGTGTAATCAATTCTTTTATATGGGTCAGTACAAGAATTCGCTGGTTAGGAAATTCCTGCAATGCTCGCATTGCAAACATTGCAGGAATCAGAGATTTGCCCGTACCTGTGGGCTTAGCAACCAAAGGGTTTCCTTCACCGCCACGAATAAAATAGTCGTATATGCTTTGCACGCATTCCGTTTGATAAGGTCTTGGGTAAATCACGTTTTTTTATTTCAATTGGTTGGAGTGTGAATTATTCGGATTCGTAAACCTCTTGAATGGCTTTCAATAACGGAAGAATTAAATACAAAGGCCAAGCCAAAACAGTATAAGCAACGCAGGCTATAATCGACCAAGGGTATTTTTCCGAAAGGTCTTCCTCTACTATTTCCGTAAAGTTCTGCAAGAATTTTATCACGTTGGATCTTCTTTCAAATAAAATTGCCACTCACCTTTTGCGGTTTCCCGCACACCCATTGGTGTTTTACAAGTGGGGCATTGGATGGGGTCTTTCACTTTACTACGAATCTCACCACTTATAAAATCACGATCGGCAGCCACTGTCCCCCAGCAGTACGAACATCTTTGACTTCTTGCGTAAGGGGGATTCATCATTCTATACCCTTGTGAAACTCACAACCTTGGGGTATGACATTTTCGGGTATAATCAAAAAAGAATTTTCACCCATGGCTTCTTTGAACTGCATGTTCGTGCAAGCCCATTCGCCATTTTCGGCAGGTGCGGCATGAACACAGGATCTACAATTGCGTTCTACTTTTTCACCGTAGTGGCAAATACTCGCATAGCTGCACCATTTGCAAGCGAAATTGGTTGCGCTTTGTGAGATCTTCAGAGGTGGTGTTGTTGCGGCCACAACATGTTTAGCTTTATCAACCAGCTGACCTGCGAATTCATCGTCTCTGGGATGAAATTCGATATGGATGTCATCGTCATTCTTACTGACAACGACAAGACAAATCCAATCAATATCTGCCAACAGAGAACTAAAATTGACTTGTGCCCAATATTTGGGTTGTTCTTTTATTATTCCGTTTTTCTGCATTTTGTTGAAGTTGGTTAGGTTTGCTGTTTTGAATTCGAACAATACTTTATCTTCTATTCCGAATTTGGACGGCATGTAACCAATAGCGTCAAGTTTGGTTACAATATGGTCTCCAAAATCACTGAATGTGTGTTGTTCTCCGTTTTCGGGTTCTAAAAACCGACACCCTATGTTTTTCAGGTACTCAATCAAATAGGGTTCTTCTCTGTGCCCCCGATTGAACAACCTGTACACTCTGCCAGCAGGTCTACCGGCTTGGCCGATAACCTCAGTTTTTGCCCAGCGGAACCCGTACCACAATTGGCGAGAACAAGCCAAACCTATTTGGCTGCTACCCAATCTGCGAGATTTCCACTTGTCTGCGTTTTTCTCGCAAGCGTCGTCAATTTCAACTTCCATTGTCTCAGCTAGTTTTTGACGAAGATCTATGGAATTTTTGTAATCAGGTAAAGTCATTGTATTTCACTTAATCTGTTTTTGATGGATGCACAAGCCCACGGGCTAACTTCTGTCGTTATTGCTGATCTTTGCATTTTTTTTGCAACCGCTATTTCGGTTCCGCTTCCCCCAAAAGGAACGAATACTAAATCCGAAGGTAGGGTGTACGCTGATAAAAACCTAGATATGTAAACTTCAGGTAATTGATTTGGGTGGCCTTTTCTCCGTTCATGGTTATTACCTTGCACTCTTCCCCAGTTGGTTTCACCTTCAATTGGTTCTAATGTGATACAGTCTTGGGTCTTCAATCCCCACACTGTACCGTAAGGGATCATACCCTTGTGTTTGCTTGTTTCAACTCTTTTGTCTCCCATTAACAAGCGTTTAGATGGCGTCATGTTGCCGGTCAAATACCACTTTCTGTTAGATCCGGGTTTCCTCAACACTATCGCCCTACAATGTGTTTCTATGAAATTATTGTAAGTACATTGCCCGAAATTGAAAGCCCAGTTGATTTCCGTTTCAATAAACGTATCTAACTGTGTTTCAAAACAGGCCTTGAGTATCACCCTGCTGGATTTAACCGAACCATGCAAAACCATTGCGCAACCGGGTTTTAGTTTGTTCCAACAAGCTATAATCCATTCTTTGGTGAATGCGTTGTACTCACCTGTGGACAAGTTGTCGTTGTAATGAACGTAACTTTGACCGATGTTGAAGGGAGGATCAGCTATAATCAGATCGAAAGTTGGGCACCAAATACTCTTCAAGTACGTTATACAATTGTTGTTCACTACTAGATATTTCAGTTTTTTCATTTAACCTACATGACCCCAAACAACACTGGCATAAAACGTAACCACAAATACAGTAAATACAACCGTCCCCTAAACACGTAGGACAATGTAATTCCCCTACGTTACAACATTGGGGGCAATCGTTTTCAGATAGTCTAAGCATAAAAAAAGCCAACTAGAGTAAACTTGTTATTAGGGATAACAAACCTATCTAGTTGGCTATCGACCAATACAGTCTTCTGTATTACTGTGTTGGTTGCGCCCAAGGGGCTGCTGCTGGATTCACAGGATTCGCAGGGTACTGAGGTTGGGGTTGAGGTTGTTGAAGTTGTTGAGGTTGAGTAGCATATGCCACCTGTTGCACAGGGTACTGAGGTTGTTGTTGAGGTTGAGGGAAACCCTGCGTTGGTGCTGGAACAGCATATCCCACAGGTGCCGGTTGTGGTGCAGGTGCAGGTGCAACTGGTGCAGCATATGCCACAGGTGCAGGAGCAGGTGCAGGAGCAGGAGCAGGAGCAGGAGCAGGAGCTGGTGCAGGAGCTGGTGCAGGAGCAGGAGCAGGAGCTGGTGCAGGAGCAGGAGCAGGAGCTGGTGCGATTGACGGGGTTTGGTTGTTTGACCCCGGTGCGTTACCGGCTACATCCAAAAACTTTTTGATTTGCGTGTAACCTTTATCCTCCTCTCCCTTTTGATATCCAACAACAACACGAAAGGGTTTGTTGTGCAACACGTCTGTTTGTTCCAAAGCCTGTGTCCAGCCTACAACGTGAGAAATTGCTGATAGTTCACTTAACGCAATTCTGACAGCGTCTTCCGACGCATTCGTCAAATTTAGTCGATGGGCACCTGTTTGACCTGTACACGGACCTTCCACTACAGCAAGTTGCAACACCAACATTTGGCCTTGGCCTGAGGCTGTGTTTTTAATTTCGTCCCCTGTAATAATGACGACGTGGCCTTTATCGTCAGAGATTGGTAATTGACCAACCGATCCTGTAGCTGGTGCAACCTGTGTTGGATTAAAAGCAATTGGTAGTTCGGACATGGGAGCGTTTCTTTCAGTTGTTTAACTAAATAGTTCATCAAACGTATGGTAACATACCATACTTACTTACGACATAACTTTTGCGAACACGTTCGTGAGATTCGCAAATTCCAATTCATTCAGTTTACCCGATCTGTCACCAGCTTCGTATTGAGCATTTTGTTTGCACCTCAACACTTCGGTTTGGGTCTGATCTGCCGGGTTTGTATAGGATTCCATGTGAAACACGGAACCCATTAGGTAAGGGAGCATTTGCGGAATCGCCTGACCCGGAATCATAGGTGCATAGATCACGCCACCTGTTGAATAATCCTTGATTCTATCTTGTTTGCAAATCAAAACCGCTGTTAATCTCGTGCAATTTCGCCAAAATCGAACAACTCTGGACATTTCGATGTTTAGCGCCCCATATGCCTGCAATCCGTTTTTGTGTTTTGGCAACTCTTCGGTTAAGAGCATTTCGGCGACTTCTGTTAAGTCGTCAATGAAAACCGTTGCCCCGTCGAATTGACCGCTATGTGCTGCTGCCTCGAATGCAAGGTAATCATTGTAAGTGTTCACAGGAAAAAAGGGAATATCGAACTCCCGAATTGACGATAATCCTTTATCTGAATTGCAAACAACGGGGTTGGGTGCTGTGGGTATCAATCGAGTTTTTCCACTTTTTGCTCTACCGTAGATCACACAGTGATTCACTACACCTACGGTGTTGGTCGACATTAGCTGGATCGTCATTTTTTTGCTTTCGGTTCGATTATTTTTAGATCCGGTGACCCCTGCTTGGTGGTCACTATCGGGTCAATGATTGATTTTTCTTCATCACTGAGTAGATTATACACAGTTGTTTTCATATTGGCGTCGAAAGTAAACAAATCGTTTGCGTGTTCAATCGATATACCACCAAGGTTCCGTAATTTTATAAGTGCGTCAAAGGCTTCGTTTTTCTTGTTCTCCACTTTTGTTGTAATGCGGCGAACTAATTTCAGTTGATAACCTGCACCAAGTTCTTTTGTCTGAGTTCCTTTTAGCTTGCTCTGATCGAAGAACGTGCTCGCTTCGATGGTTTTCCTTAGCGTCATTTCGCGAGTTTTCAACTCGGCAATCTGGCGAGTAATCGCGTACCACTCTGTCAGCGTTGCCTCAGTGTCAACTACTGGGGCAGGGGCTGGGGCAGGAGCTGGTGATGGTGACAATAAAGTCATTTTTGATGTTCCCTAAAACATGTTGGAAAGTGTTGGAAAGTGTTAGATGCTGTAATCTTAGCGGCAGGCGAAGATGGATCAACCTCTCATCTTCTAAATTTTGAAAATTTTTCGAAATACCGAAATGTGACTAGGTTTGAGCGGGTTTGGCTGTTAAGGTGCCGAATCCCCTCTTTTTTAGGAGCAAAAATGGAAAGTCTACTCGAACGAACAAGACGATTGCTGTCTGCCAGACACCGAAAACTCACCTTAACAAAAATTAACCACGATACAGGTGTCGGGATTAGTTGGTTATCTGATTTAGAGGCGGGGGTTAGTCGTAACCCCGGTGTGATAACTGTTGAGATTTTATACAATTACCTGTCAGAGGAACCTTTGTTCAAAAAATAATTCAATTCTTCTTTTTCTATTTAGGTTCCCACGGATGATATCAGATAATATACCTCGTGAAATGCAGCACTTCGAAAGTTGGGTGTGTTGGAAATACGAAGATCGGGGTGATGCAAAACCAACCAAAGTACCCTACGATGCAAAAAATGGTCGGCTAGCTAGTGTTACAAATCCAGCAACATGGTCAAGTTTTACGATCGCAAACAGCCTAAACGGTTACTACGATGGGATTGGTTTTATTTTATCCAAAAACGATCCGTTTTGCGTAGTGGATCTGGATCACACCACCGATCCAGATTTAATTAAAAAACAAGTAGCTTTACAAGATACTCTGAATTCCTATTCGGAGATATCGCCATCAGGTAAAGGTTTACATGTTATCGTAAAGGCCGATCTAAAGAAAGGTCGCAGAAAAGGACCGTTTGAATTTTACTCAAATGTACGATTTATGACAATGACGGGTAAAGTTTATAACCGCCAACCGGTTGTTTACGCGCAGACTCTGATTGAAACCGCAATGGAAGAATGCGGGATTTCCCTAAAAGACAACTTCCAAATCAGCAAAATAAACTCACCTGAGCGACACCAAGATTTAGAGATCTACAACTCAGCTTCTGGGGCGAAAAATGGCCAGAAGTTCATATCTCTCTGGAATGGCGATTTCCACACTTACCATTTTGGTGACCAATCGAGAGCTGACTTCGCATTGATTGACATTCTAGCGTTTTATACGCAGAACAGAAATCAGGTGGAACGTATGTTTTTACAGTCAGGTTTAGGCCAAAGAGATAAGGCCAAACGTAAAGATTATGTGGGTAATATGGTTTCTCGCTCTTTTGATAATTTGGTGCCAGAAATCGATTTTAGTAAATTGAAATTACCGGAACCTGTACGGGTTAATAAAATTAGCCAAAAGCCATCACACGTTTATGCTCCAACAGGTGTGTTGTCCGTACCTCCCGGTTTAACTGGTGAGATCGCAAGCTTTGTCTTTCAACAATCCCATAAACCTGTTCAAGAAATGGCAATAACTGCCGCACTAGGTTTAATGTCAGGAATTACAGGTAGGGCCTACAATGTTTCTGGCACAGGGTTAAACCTGTATATGTTACTCTTAGCCCGTACAGGTAGAGGCAAAGAGGAAATGGCGAAAGGAATAAATAAACTGTTATTTGCGGTCCAGCAAATTTGCCCAACCATTCTGGATTTTAGTGGTCCGGGTGACTTAGCTAGTGGTCAGGCGTTGCTGAGATACCTGACTGACCACCCAACCAAATCCTTCGTTTCTGTGTTCGGCGAGTTTGGAATAAAGCTTAAAACTATTTGTTCGGAAAGAGCAAACAGCGCGGATTTAATGCTGCAAAAAGTTATGCTAGATTTATACAACAAATCCGGCGCTACAGACAAATTGATGCCCACAGCTTATTCTGATGCTGAACGTAATACTCAGACCATTTCATCACCTGCATTTACCATGATTGGTGAAAGTACGCCAGATTGGTTTTATGACAATGTCAACGAAACAATGATCAATTCGGGATTATTACCCCGATTTTGTGTAATGGAATACTTAGGGCCTAGACCACGCTCTAACCCAATGGGGTCAACAATACAACCTGTTGCCGAGCTAATCGAAGGTTTAGCTACACAGGTCTCCATTGTGCAAGGCTTATTACAAGCCAACCAACGTTACCCGGTCGGTATGACAGCCGAGGCGAAAAAGCTTAGTGAAGCTTTAGACCAACGGGGAGACGACGAAATTAACTCCGTTGATTCCGGGTTATCCGCAGAACTGTGGAACCGGGCGCACTTGAAAACGCTGCGAATAGCAGCCGTGCTAGCTGTGGGTAAAAATCCTTATCAGCCTGAGATTGACAGCGAGTGTTTTGCCTGGGCCGAAAATTTCATCGTTCGCAGTGTCGAACAAATGAAACTTAGATTTGACGGTGGATTGACTGGCAATAACACCGAGCAACAACAATTGAACAACGTGAAGCTACTACTAGGTTCCTACCTCAATTCCCGACCAGACGTTACTTATATAACCGACACCATGTACGATCGATTCGTTGTACCAATGGCTTATATCGTCACGAAACTGTCACGAAAGAAAGTTTTCGTCAGTGACCGTATTGGGCCAATTGCGGCCATTCGCAGGACATTGAAAACGTTGATAGAAACCGGGGAGTTGATGGAAGTACCGCCCTTGCAAGCAAAAACAATGTTCCAATCTAATGGCAAGTGCTTTGTTGTCAGCGGTGATATGCTCTACTCCGAGTGACTCTGTAAAACCCAACGTACTACTAAATCAATAATTTTATCGATTAGGCGACCGGCGAGGTAGGACGAAATAAAGCCAAACAGAAAACCACTTTTGACGTGTTGACTTTTTACGATCTTTCTGATGCGAGTCAGAACGAGTTTGTCGCCCTGTGCAAAGGTAGGTCTCTCATTAGCCGTATAACTTCTCGTTGCTCGCATTGCGTCTTCTGCCGTCTCACAAATCAACCTTGCTTTGGCAGATCCTTGTTTGGCCTTAAAATGACGCAACAATTCAAGGATAACGTCACTATCGTTAGTTGATCTGAGTTTAAGCATTTGTTGATTCTAGCAAAATTTTGTAAATTTCAATTAGTACCAGTCTTGCCTGTTTATCGTATCTCAGATAAACAAACAGGTTTAATGCTCGCCTAAACCAACCAGCGTCATTGTAACGCTTAGTCTGGATGTTGCTTAGCGTCACATTGACCATTTCTTCCAAGGATAACACACGACTTTGGCTTCTGAGTTTCGTGAAATCTAAACAAGCTAATTTGTTTAGACGCAGAAACATTTCGTCATCTGTTCCAACTACGTTTTCATAGTTGTCGTCAACGTATTTTTCTAAGTTGTGCATGATTTGAATTAAATTGTGTTTAGGTTGATGTTTCATTGTTTGCCAACCGAACGAACCTTTCAAGCTTCGTTGAAAGGCTCGCAATTCTTTTTTCGTTAGCATTCAAACCTCACAAATCGAAATGAACATCTGGCCAAGTTTTAATAACCGCAATTGCCTTGTTCATTTCTACAGACAACATCAAATCAGTTAGTTTAATGTCGATTAAGCGAATAACCAAAAAATCGCTTAGGGTGACGACCAAGTCGGTAGGAAACTTGAAGTGGATGTAACCATCTACCGTGGTCCCTTGATAGATCGGGAAAATTGGCTTTTCGGATTTTACAGTTATCCCCGGACGGATCACCCATTGTCTTTTGTACAAACAATCATAAAGAAGCTCTTTGATTGTAAGGGGAACTAAACCCTTTAAGTCGATATCAAAACCGGTTTTTAATACGTTGTTTCCCCTAGGATCGCTTTGCACCAACGCCGTCACAAACGAATGGCTGATATTTTCAAACATGAAAATCCTTTATTGTTAGGGTTGGGTGTAGTGTTAAAATTGATTTGGCGGGACTTGAACCCGCAGCTGGTTTTATTGGTCAAGAATACTCAACCGTGTTGCAATCACCATCCGAATAGCCATTCTCGGCACAAATCAACGCTGTTTTACTCCGCTGCAATTCGGAATACTCGCACGCCTTCGCCCTGTGGATCAGTTGCGCCTACTTTTCTGGACACAAAGAATTTTGTCTGAAGCATTACCTGCGAATCGACCTGATAACTTTCGACTACTTTTTTCCCGTTCTCGTCAAGAATCGGGTTGCCATCTTCATCCTTTTTCTGGCGTCGTTTAACTACTTTTTCGATTTGTGCCGGAACCGCTGGCACGCGGCTATTCTTGTTCGCTTTGCTGACGAGCACTGACAGTTTTCGCGATACTTTTTCAGCTTCTTCTTTGTCTTCCGGTAAAACAAGATGAAATGATTGTGTAATTTCCATGACGTCGAAGGGGTAAGGGTTGGGTTTGGCTGTGCGACCTCCACCGCCCGCACCTGCGCGTTTGATTGCAGGCACGGCAATACCACTTTCGACTGCGACCGTCGACACAGGTGCAGGTGGTGCAGATGGAACAGGTGGTGCCGGTGGTGCAGATGGAACCGGAACAGGTGGTGCCGGTGCCGGTTCCGTTTGTGGTCCCGGTACAGGTGTTGGTGCGAATGGGACCGGAACAGGTGGTGCGGCTGGAACCTGTGCGTTCAGTTCCATGTGCCCCGCTGCTGTAAGAGTACATAGGTACTCATTTCCGTTCTGTGGATTCGTTTGTTCCGAGTCCACTTCAATCAGACCGAGATTGAAGAGTCCGGTTCCGGCTTCCTGTGTGAGGTATGCTGCGCCGGTTGCATGAAAAGCGTGTAGTTGTGACATTTTGTTTTTTTCTGTAATGGGTGTAATGGGTGTTATGAAAGGTACTCTATCGTTATTTCGATTGCTTGCAAGTAGTTGTATGCGATTTTGTAGCGAAAACCTACTTTCTCTACAAAATCCTTAAATCTTATTTGTTTCTCGCTTAGTCCCCCGTTCTTTCGGGTTTCAAACCCCGGTTTTTTGAATTCTAGGTATAGACCAGAAAATCCAGCATGTGGGAACGGTAAAAAGGTATCAGCTACACCTGCCCGAACCCCTTCCGCTTTTAGTTTCCCTGCCTGTATTTTGTTTCGTTCGCCACCGTTTGGGATTGCGTGCAGCCATTCCAACGGCCAACAACCGGCATTTATTTGTTGGGACACCCAACAGAAAAACGCTGCCTGATGGCTGTGTTCCGAAATTTTGGCTATTTGGTGCGGTTCCATTAGTTTACAACCATGGCTGTGAAATTATAGTTTCTTTCCCGTCCGTCACAATCAATAGTTGTAACGGCCAAAACCTTTTCATTTGACCCCTTTTCGTAGTCTTTCGCAATCACGAAAGGGGGCAGGTGTGACGGAAAACAGTTGATTTTTTTTGGAAATCCACTCGCCACCGCGACGGTCAAAACGACTTTTACTTTTTTCTGATTCATTTTACAACCTCAAAAGTTCTTTGTTTGCCCCACGAACCGTGAGGCGAGTGAGCTAATAAATTAAAAACAGAACAGAAGTATTCCGCCTCACCCGCGTCATCTGTGGGCAGGTAGAACACCCGTCCAAACCAACTCGTTTCTGATTCTTTCAACGGCTTGGTGGCCTGAACTAATCGAAACCTACCGGTTTCATCCCATTGCGCGCAAACTGTTACCTGTGAACGCAACATTGGTTTGTTTGGGTCTATCGGAAAACCGAAACAACTAACCGCTTTTGATTCGTATATTGTCATTGGTTTCTCTGGCCTTCGTCAGTACGGACCTGATCCGTATACCGGGTTTCCCCGGTTTCTGGCTGTTATTATGCGTTCATGGCATTGGAAGCGTAGGACCAAGCTTTGGCCGTTTCGTCGTCATTGATCGACATAATCGATCGGTCAACGTCAGACATTCCTTTTCGTCGATTCTTGTCGTGCTGAACGTAGCCGGTGATTGCCTGCGTTAGTCGCCACAGAGAACTAATGCCGTCAGTGCGAACCTTACCGTCCAGTTTTAGTTGCTCGGAATGAATCCGCGAGTAAATTGCTGCCGCGCGGGTTCTGGCTCTGGTTCTAGTGTTTTCACTCGCGTCCTCTGGAATCGGGTACAGTTCTGCCAAAGCGTCAGCGATCATAACCGGAATTTCATTCATTTGCGTCAATTTTTCACCCATTTGGGTGAAGTCACACGACGATTCGCAAACAGCAATCAGTTCGCTCATTCGTGTTCGTAGCTGACTGGTGTGTCGCAATGTCGACTCAAATGACACCCCCGCCAGTCTAGGGATATCTAAGTTTGCACAAGCGTCTCTATACAATCCTCCACGAATCTTGAACGTTCGGCCAAACGGCGCTTCAATGATTAGTCGGGGAAAAATCGAATCATTGCCGCCAATTCGGTACTTTTCGATTCTCGCCTCATCTGACGGTGAGACAATGATAGTAGCCTGAGATCGCGATTTTGTTTCCGTCCAATGGGCGGATACAACACCGTCGTCACCCATCGCGTCGATTGCAGCTGACGCAAGCGCCACATAATCGTCGTGGTTGGTCATTTCATAACCTGCTTTAGACACAAACGATTGTATGCAATTTCCTGTTTTTTTGTTCCAAAACCCATAATGTGGTTGGTCGCCACCATCGAATTGAGGTGGGACGGGAACGGAAGCATTACGATCTCAGGAATACTTTCTTCAATAACTCTTGCAACTTTTGACTCGGTAGTTTCAGCAATCATGTTGTGCTTTCAGTTTGTTGGTGAATGTCGGTTTGTTCTCTGGTATTGTAGACTCTCAATCAGTGTTGTCAATCATTATTTTTCGATTGTTTCAGCATAAGCTAACAGTTTGTTTCTTCGCACCAACCAGCGTTGGCCACTTAGTCGGTTTCCTGCAGACTGTGTTCGGCTTTCATACTTTCTAATTTTGCGTTTCGCCTTAGCAATTTTTCGGTTTGTAACTTCCAGATTGTCGTGGAAATCGTATTTTTTGGTTTATTCAATCTGTTCCATTCGATGGTCAGTTGTTCTAGTTTTGCTTTACTTACCAGCTGCCCACACGGTAGCCGGAAAACAGGCTTCCCATTCGCCACAGAACTAGGCTTTGTTGCGTCTTTGATGAGGGTTCGGAGTTCGGAAACTGTTGGTTTGTTAGTGCTCATTTTTAGTACCTTTGGTTTGCGTGATTAAAAAGTCCCGGTGCCTATTCCCGGTAGAAGGCGAAGGTCGTTCCAAGACTATTGATCGGCAACCGCTTCCGCCAAATAATCGAGTTCCGATTTGATAGCGTGCAACCGTTTAAGGCGATCATCGTGTTGATTCCGTGCCAGCTTCATCGCTTCGGGTCCCAGAGGGTAGTAGTCGCGCCCGTTTGGGACGTTCGGTTTCAGGGCTTCAATTGCGTCTTCCATCGCACATGATGCGTCACAAAGGTTATCGAGAAGCTCATTTTTACTGGTACCATTTAAGTGGATGTGAGGGGACTGAAGATTTTTCATTGTTGGCTTTCTTTGTTTGCCAGAAAAGTGGAGTGGAGTAACTAAAAACCAGATTCAAACTCGGGTTGCAGAAAGCTGTTCTGCTGGAACGTCAAACTCTTCTGAAATTTGGTAGCAAGCATCAACGCCACTGGTTACCCAAACAGAATCAAGAAATTGCGAACCATACATTACTTGAAAACAATACGTTTTTGATTTGGGCATCGTGTTGGCCGTCTCACTGACCAGTTGAAAACCCGGTGCCTATTCCCGGATTAAGGTTGAACTTGTGCTATTTATGTGGACCCGATTCGTCGACAACGTCAATCAGAGGCAACGCTCTGCCGTCTCTGTCGTGGCCGGATCTGTCGTAGCCGGATCTGTCGTAGCCGTCTTTGTCGTAGCCGTAGCCGTATACGTATCTGCCGTAGCCGTCTCGGTCTCTGCCGGATCTGTCGTAGCCGTCTCGGTCGTAGCCGCAAGCGTCTCTGCCGTATACGTCTCTGTCGGTATCGGCAATCCGCATCGTCGCGAAGTTGTGAATCTCCGAAATCGTGCGGCGGGAATCAAAAAGCCAGACGGCATCCGCTAGACTTAATCCCAGCAGTGCGGTGGCATCCGTGTGCGAGTCTTCCGGATACTTGTGAACCTCGGTTCCGTGCGCGAACACCTGAGACCACCCACCAACGCAGTGTGAGGTGCCACAGTGCCAACTAGACTGATTGTGCGTTTCGGGATGCGCAACCAGTTGGTTCACGACCTGCGACAACAGTCTTTTGTTCAGGCCGCTTGTCTCTTCAACAGTCATGGTCTCAATCCTTTCGGGTTAATTCAAAAAATCCCGGAACCTATCCCGGATTAAGGTTGAACTTGTGTTGTTACCGACCACTTACCATTCCAGACCAAGCAATACCAGTTGGACGCGGGTGTTTGGTTTGTTGCCATTTACGGACTAATTCTGTGCGTAAACCCACATGGGCGTGATTGTCGTGGATTATTGCGACGCAAGCATGACCACTTTGGATATTGACAAAAGGTGCGTCCGCTGTATTTCCGCAAATAGTGCAAATGGAATTACAATCTACGCTTGCTTTTGCCAATTCCAATGTCTTAAAAATCTTCATTTTTTTTCTTTCAAGAAAACGGATTAAACTGGTTTTCATGCGCCCCCGAAATTTTTTCGATTTCCGGATGGTTTTTATGCCATTTTTCCATTAACGCAAATCCGGATTCCGAAGTTTCGCCCCATGCTATGGTCTTCGCGGGATAATGCGACTGCATCAAATCCACCAAAATACTTCCATGGCCGGGTTTTTACTCTCAACCCACCAAATTTCGTTTGTTTCTTCAACTGGTCTAAACTCAATACAACCGTGTTCGGTGGTAAGAAAAATCCATCACTCTGACTGACAGTTATTTCATGTTTCATAGTTACCGATTGTTCCAATATATTCGTAGTCGTAAGTCTTTCGAAGCTGTAACCTGAATTCAGGTTACACCATCCAATTACTCACCTTTTCGCTCTTTAACCAGCGAATGACCGTTTCCATCTATTCCATCTGGCCAATTACAGCGGTAACATTCGTCCGAACCGTCCTGAAAGTCTTCGGGTAAGCCCCGTGCCCCGCAGGTGGAACAAAGAATATATTGGTATTGTTTATCGTCGTCTGGTTTCATTGTGTTCCCCTTATTCTTGTTCGCTCAACCTAGTTCTAAGTTCTGCCGATGTTTTTTTCAGCGGTTCAGAATCCAAATTTTCGTACCCAAAATATTCCCCGACCATTCGCCATGCCATGGCGCGACGAATTGGATCGTCGGAACAAATATCGAAAATAAATTCTGCCGGACTAGTTCCGAAACAATCGGCAAGTCTTTCTAAGTCTTTTGGTTTTCCGAACCAAGCCGAAATTTCAGGATGGGATTTATTATCGCTCAGAACACCATTCCCGTACGTACACCGTTCACAGTCAAATTCGTAAACAAGGTGTTTACTTGATTCTTCGTCCTGTTGTACCCACATTTCAATTCTAATTTCTTCGTCTTCCGTTTCGAAGACGAAGAAACCGCCATGCTCAATAGGATCGGCATCCCCTAGGTTTGTAATCAGTTTTCTTGTCATTGTTTCGCTTTCTGTAGGTAGTCTAGTCTTCGTTTGTTTGGTGTCAAGCAATATTTCTTTATTTGTTTTTGGAATCAGCGACAATAATGTCTCCGATTTTTCGCCAAGCTTGCGCCCTGTATTGTTTCGGTGGGTTTCGCTTAGCTTCTTTTGCTCGTTTTAGAGCAACTTCGATTCGCTTGCGCGTTTCGTGATCGTACATTGTTTTTAGCTTTCTATCGGCAGTGTAGGTTCGGTTCGGTTCCGCAGCGGTCGCAAACATCACCCGAATAGGTGTCGCCTAAGCACAACCGTGTTTGTACGTTGTCATCATCACACTTGCATTGATCGCAAACGATCAATCCGTTTTCGAGTAAGCTCGTTTTTGTGTTTAATTTCGTTCTCATGATTCTTGTCTTTCTGTGGGAAGTTTAGTTTCTGCGAGCATCCGCTACTTGAGTATCGGATAGCATCCACCGCGTAGCAGGAGACACACTGAGACCTGCGTATCCCAACGCTGTCGAGCCTGCGGGGACAAGCGACATCATTGCGGCCTCTGCCAGCTCGCGGGTCGGATAGACAGCTACGTCGTCGCCGCTGGCTGCTTTCACCACTTCGCCGCTAGCTACTCCGGAGGCGAGTATTCGCCATTCGCCTTCCTCGATAAGACCCGGTGTGGTGGTGATGACATATCCGTATGTTGCTTTGATTTTTTTCATTTTCTTAACCTCGTTGGTGGTCAGTTTTCTTGTCATTGTTTCGCTTTCTGTAGTCTAGTTTTCGTTTGTTTGGTGTCGTGTAAGAAACCAGACTGCTGACACCAGACTTTGCAACACGTCTGTGTCTTCGTTCGGATACCGGCTGCACGCGCCGGCTTTCCACCAATCACGAGCATTTTTCAAAATCTGGTTTGTGGGTTCGAGTTCCGCCAACAATTTGCCTTCTTTGATTATTTGTTCTTTGATTGTTAACATGGTTTCTTTGTTTCTATCGGTAGTCTAGTCTTGGTTTCTTTGGTGTCAAGCAATATTTCAAAGTTTATTTTCAAAGTTTCTTTTGGTTTGTGTTGTCGGAAGTATAGGTTCGGTTGGTTTGTTGTCAAGCAATAATCTCAAAATAAATTTGTATGGTATCCTGCATAGGTATGGTGATGGGTGTCGTTCACCTTGCACCTATGATAGGCTAGGGTGCCAACTTAGCGAATTGCAATGTTGTAATACGTACCCCGAGCTAGCAAAAAAAATTACACACCCATGATATTATGCAAAATTTCTCAAAACGTTCATTTTTCTTCATTTTAAGTCTTACTACACTGTATACCAACAAAGACGAACCACCTTATACCAAGGGTATGGGGCCACAGACACCTATACCTTATAGTATGCAGCATATGCTGCATACTATAGGAAAAGCATAGTATGCTGCATACCATGCTTTTTGTAAAACGCATGGTATGCAGCATACTATACAAACACCCATGGTACCATGCTTTTTGCAACCAGACGAACACAATTCAGCAACCCATATTTCGGCAACCCATATTTCAGCGCCAACCAGCAACCAGCAACCAGCAACCGCCAACCAGCTGACGATGCTTCAGCTGGTTCAGATGCTGAAGCTGACGACGATACTACAGATGCTTCAGATGCTTCAGCTGACGATGCTGACGATGCTTCAGCTGGTTCAGATGCCGATGCTGCTGAAGCTGACGACGATGCTGCTGAAGCTGAAGCTGGTTCAGATGCCGATGCTGCGAAACGAAAGCAAACGAAAGCAAACCAAAAAAATGTAAAGAAGTTAGTTGACAGTACCGAAACAGAACCTATAGTTCACCGAACACAAACCAACCAAAACCAAAACCAACTGAAGGCAAACCAGTGAAAAACGCAACAACCAAGACGATAATTGCAACATTATTGTTGAACGGATTCATTGCCAGCGATTTCAACCTTGCCAGCGTAGTCGCAAACTACGTTGGTACTGCAGCGGGTTCTGCAGCGGATTCGGTTGCTGCAGTTGAGCGCACAACAGGGTTCAGCAATCTGTTGATTGTGGGCTAAAACCAAAAAAAATATAAAGAAATCGGTTGACACTACCGAAACCAAGTCTAGACTTCACTGGCAGAAACGAAACGAAAC